TCACGAACACTATAAACCTTGGTATGATAAAAAAATTAAAAAAAATGAAAAAAACACTTGACTTTATCAAATATTCTTTGTATATTATGGTATGATAAAAGGGGATAATATGAAGAACTTAGTAATAAACGCGTTTGGTGACTTAGTCGAGAGAACTGACTATGGTAATCACAAGAATCAGTTAAATTTATTCGACAACTTGAATGAGGTTGTTGAGGAGAATATCACAGCAGATGATATTTTAGATTTTTTATTCAATAGAAAAAAAGGAGTTAAGTAATGTTAAGAAGTGAATGTTGTGGAGCGGTAGTTTATGATGACTACGATTTATGTTCAGAATGTTTAGACCATTGTGATGTTTGGGAAGATGTTGATGAAGAGGATGAGTAAAAAATGAATTCAACAATAACAGCAGCAGATTCTCGTGAAGCTCGTAATAGAGTGATAAGGAGAATAGGAATGGAAGCATTCAATAAATTATCTTATGGTGAGATGCAAGCTCAATATAATAGAGAATTAAAAAAAATACTATAATGAAAAAAAGTACTTGACTTTTACAAAATTTATTCGTAATATCTAATAAGAAATAAAGGAAAAACAAAATGAGAAAAATTCACAGATTTAAAAATAATACAAAACCTGTCTTCGTAGTCGAAAAGGGAATTAAATACCAAGTTATGGACTTGGGTGGTCATAAGATGAAGGTAAGAGTTAGGGACGAAGACGAGATAAAAAAAGATAAAGAATTATTTAATAATTTCAAAAAAAAGTAAAAAAAGTACTTGACTTTTACGAAAATTCTTCGTATATTCTTATATGATTAAAGAGATAAAAAAAGGAAATAAAATGGAAAAAGATTTTGGAAAAAACATCGAAAGATTAATCGAGAACATTAAAGTTGATTACTCTAAATGGATGACTTCTCCTGACATGGTTGAGAGATTCAACGAAGGAGTTAAGGTATCTTTTGGTAGGAAATACACTAAAGTTATGAATGGTTCTTCTGTTTGGGGTTTCATCGCTAATGGTGATGGAGTTTTAAAAGGAATACCTTACAAGAAAGGTGATGTATTTAAAGCAGCTTCTTGGAGAGGACCCGCCAAACATCAGAGAGGTTCTATTTTCGATAGTGGAACTAATTGGTTCGCATGGACAGGACCGAGGTACTTATAATGAATAAGATTAAAAACTATTTACTATTTTGGTCATTGATGAGTTTGTTTGGATTGTGGTACATGGATATCACACCAACAGAAGCTTGGTACTTATTAGACACTTTACCTAACTACATTAAATACGAGGTTTTATAATGGATAAAAAAGAAATATTAGATTACTTAGAAAGTATTGATAACGCATTAACAGACGCTTACAATACAGCACATGAAGACCCAATCAATAGTGATTCTATATACTATATGGATACAGCAAAAGATTTGATGGGTGAATTAATTCATAGAGTTGAAAACAATGTCAAAATCTCCGATAAGGAAAAACATGATTTTGATGAAGCTATGAACGGAGAATTTAAAGCATAAAAAATATTGTTTTGGAAAATTAAGACAATATATATATACGAGTCGATTAAGATGTTAAGTCATCACTGTTAGGGGAGAGGAATTAAAGAATTCACTTATCTCGTTAAATCGAAGTATGGTTCCCTTTCTGGACTCGACTCGTAAGTTTTTTGAAAAATTGAAAATGGAAAGTAGAGAGACTAATTATCTCTCTATGGGATTGACCGAACAATGGGTGACTTTGAAGCCCATAAGGTAATCCGCTCTTAGACTCGTGGTGAGTTGGTATTCGGGTAAATGTTCAAAATACCTTGCGACAGCATTAAGAGAATGTACTTTCAGATAAAATTAAGAACGCGATTCTTAGACCTTGTTATGGGTAAGGGTAAAACCGAAATCCCATCTTGTGACCGAATAAACTAAACTCAGAGAGTTAAGGTAATGGCACAGAGGTTGTACTCACTTTGACGATGACTAACCATCATTGAGGAGAACCAAAGTAACTTTTGGGTGTTAGGTACAAGGTAGAAAAAATCTGAGTCTGAAAGTTGTAGGTATTCGCAAATCCTGCATCCCCAAATTTTCATTTTTGGAAAGTATCCTTACAGAATTAAAGCGATGAGAAGGGTGTGTTTGTATTCCCTAACTTTCCAATTTATATAAAGGTGGTGAGGTCTTGTTACATATACCAGATGATTTATCCGATTGTCAAATAAAACTCATCACCTTTTTTTTAGCAAGAAATAATTGATTTTTTTATCAAAGTGTTATATTTATATTTGTCAAAGGTCATACCAATGACAATTAATAATTAACTAATTAAACATAAAACATAAGGAGAATATCGAATGGATATTAACGCAGTACGGAAGAGATTAGCTCAGTTACAAACAACTAATACTCGTACCACAAATCTATGGAAACCCCAACCGGGTAAAACTCAAATCAGAATAGTACCTTACAAACTACAAAAAGACACTCCGTTTATTGAGCTGTTTTTTCACTATGACTTAGGTGGAAAGTCTTATCTTTCACCAACTTCATTTGGAAGACCTGACCCAATCGAAGAGTTTGCTGACAAGTTAAAGTCAAGTGGTAATCGTGAGGATTGGAGACTTGGTAAGAAGTTAGAAGCAAAACTCAGAACATTCGCACCAGTAGTGGTTCGTGGAGAAGAAGCACAAGGTGTTAAGTTTTGGGGTTTTGGTAAAACTGTTTATCAAGAATTACTCTCTATTATAGCAGATCCTGATTATGGTGATATCGCTGACCCATTAAATGGTCGTGATGTTGGAGTTGAGTTTTTAACCGCGGAAGAAACTGGAGCATCGTTTCCAAAAACAAACATTCGTGTTAAACCAAATCAAACACCAATCACAGAAGATAAAGCTCAACTTGAGAATATCTTGGATAACCAAAAAGACATCACCGAAGTTTATCAAGAATTATCTTATGATGAACTAAGTGAAGCTCTTAACACTTGGTTAAATCCTGAAAATGAGGAAGAGAGTTCAGAAGAAACTAAAGACGAATCAGTACCAGCATCAACTTTAAAAACAGCAGTTAGTACAACTGAAAATGTAAGTGATGCTTTTGATGACCTTTTTAATTCTTAATAGATAGGAGAACTCAATGTCCTTAGCAGTCAAAGACGAGCTGGCACAGGCTCTTGCTGATAATCTTAATAAGAACTTCAAGAACAATCGTGTCGCTTACTTTTTAGATGGAAGTGATTCCACTCCTACAGACATCAAGGAGTTTATATCAACTGGTTCATCTATCTTAGACTTAGCTATTTCTAATAGACCAAATGGTGGAATCGCCGTTGGTCGTATAACCGAAATCAACGGATTGGAAAGTAGTGGTAAGTCTTTGATAGGAACACACATATTAGCAGAAACTCAGAAGAAAGGTGGACTTGCAGTCTACATTGATACTGAGACTTCAGTTAGTCGTGAGTGGTTAGAAACAATTGGTATCGATGTACAAAACCTACTTTATCTTCATGTTGAAACCGTAGAGGATATTTTTGAGTGTATTGAAAATATAATCACAAAGGTTCGTGAAAGTGATAGAGATAGGTTAGTGACTATCTTGGTAGATAGTTTAGCAGCAGTTTCAACAAAAGTTGAGATGGAAGCTGACTATGACAAAGATGGATGGGCAACTTCTAAAGCCATTGTTATCTCAAAGGCTATGAGAAAGATTACCCAAATGGTAGGTAGAGAAAGAGTAGCTTTGGTATTTACAAACCAACTCAGACAAAAACTCGGAGTTATGTTTGGAGACCCGTGGACTACAAGTGGTGGTAAAGCATTACCATTTCACGCTTCTACTCGTATTCGATTAAAGAATATGGGACAGATTAAAGACACGAAGAAAAATACTTTAGGTATGAAAGCTCGAGCACAAATAATCAAGAACAGATTAGGGCCACCTCTAAGACACGCTGACTTTAACCTTTATTTCGATAGTGGTATTGATGATAAGGGAAGTTGGTTACAAGTTATGAAAGACCATAAGTTGGTCAAAGTAGCTGGAGCGTGGTACACTATTCAATTTGAAGGTAAGGACATTAAGTTCCAATCTAAAGACTTCAAAAAGGTATTGGATGAAAGACCTGAACTCGAAGAATACTTGTATGATAAAATATGTGAAGCATCAATCTTAAAATATCAAACCGAAGAGTTGGGTATTGATGATGTGGAATATACAGATGAAGTGGTCGGAGATGAGTAAAGGTCGATACATATCGATACTAAATGAAATAAAGAAAAACGGCGGTGATTCTTACTCCAATAATCCCAATGAGAAAGTACTGATAATAGATGGCTTAAATACCTTTATTAGAGTGTTTAGTGTTATACCAACTACCAATGATGATGGTATTCATGTTGGTGGAATAGTTGGTTTTCTGAAATCAGTTGGTTACGCAATTAAGATGTTAGCTCCTACTCGCACTATCATA